AGGTATCAACTATCAACGCAAAAAAATGCCCCTTTCGGGGCAAATTCTGTCAATTTGTGTCGATCAGGTAGCCTTCCGAATCGCAATCGTCGGGGTAGTCGTCCGATTCGGGCTCACCGTCAAGCCATTCGGGCGATTCTTGCCATTCGTAGGGCACGATCCAGCCGAGATAGGGTGAATGCATTGTGAGATCCTCAGAATTTGGGTGAAATGGGGGCCGCAGCCCCCGGATTGTCAGCCGCAGGCCGTGGCTGCAGTCTTGGCACGGACACCGTGCACCGGGAACGTGATCACAAAGTCGCGATCAGCCCGAGCACAGAGGGGGATGCCTCCGCCGCAGCTGGCGCACTGGGTTGGAGACCCTTCAAAAGTGGCGGGGCACTGCCGGAAGGTCACGCCCTGGTGTTCGAACTTAGCGGGGGAATCACCAGGAACCACGCAAACCACGGGCAGGCCCCGCTTGGCAAGCTTGGCAGCCTCAGATTTGACCTCAGTGGAGAGATTGACCGTGAATCCGCGACGGATCGCCGAACGGATCGCGGCCACGTTGGCTGCGGTGCGCAGATGGTGAGTGTAGGTCCAACCCGTGAGACCCTTGGCAGCATCCGCCAGTTTGCGCAGCAGATCGCCACGGATCACGCCGGCATCGTGCCACAGATCGCCGGCCACGTTGTGGCGGAACCGGGATCCGGGCTTGATGCGCGCCACGGCAGCGATAAAGTCGGCCACCGGTAGGCCACGGGTGCCAGCGGTCACGGCATCCCAATGCATCCGAGTGTAGTAGCCAGCTTCCGCGTAGCACCCGCCATCACCAGCCAGTGGGCAGGTTGACGGGCAGCTGACCCGGCTTGTGGTGCTGACCGGGATCGGCCCGGTCTTGTCGTTGCTGGACTTAAGCGTGAGTGCAGTGTTCATCGCGTCCTAAGTGCGAAGTGAATCGGGTTCGAGCCCGATGAGCAAATCCTAGGCCATCGGCGCCCACCGAAACCAAAAAGTTATAACTCTTCATATGTAACATTCCTTCGTTAAACACTATCAACAACTATCAACTTTATAAAAGTTGATGAAAAGGGGGCCGAAGCCCCCTGGTGGTCAAGCCGGCAGTGGGCAAGCCAGCGCCTTGCGGATGCCCTGAGAGCTGCGCAGCTTGGTGCCGATATATCGGCCACGCGCGCACCCGCTTGCCCAACCCCAACCCTGGCCGCGCCAATCGCAATCGTTGACATTTGCGCACCACGCGACCCACGCGCTGTTCCACTCCGCAGCCCAGGCGTCGCTCACCGGCAACGCGCAGACGTACCCAACGCCCGCGTTCAGCTCCGCGCTGCGCAGCATGCGGTACTCGCTTGTGTTCATGATCAGCATCGCTTCTATGGCGAACTACCCCATCACTGTAGACCATCGGCTGCCCCTGGCGCCGAAAAGTTATAACTCTTCATATGTCACAAAACTTCGTTAATCACTATCAACTATCAACTTAAAAAAGGGGCCGAGGCCCCTGCTTATCACACTCCCTGGCTGTCCAGCCAGTCCCGGATGTCAGCGGGGTGCGTTGCCCAGGCCTCCAGCGCAGTGGCCAGGAGTGAGCACTCCAGGTAGCCGCAGGGTGTGGCCCATACGGTGCCGCCTTCCATGTTGTCGGTCAAGCTGAGAAACTTAGCGAACGTGCTGCTATTGGGGTTGCGGCCCTCGTTGTCCTGCCAGCTCAGCAGTCGGTCGACCGCGTAGATGGCCTGCTCAACAGTCAGGCGGTGCTTGTTTGCAGTGGTCATTGATTGTCTCCGTACTAGGTGGGTGGATGGGGGCCGAGGCCCCCTGGTGATCAGTCAGCGGTCAGGCAGTTGTCAGGGTCCTGGCTCCGGAACTCAAGAGCCGCGTGGATGTCCTCCACAACGGATTCCAGGAGCTCCTGCCAACGTGCGGCGCTCAGCTTGCGGTCAAAGGTCTGATTCAAGAACCGCACCGGGCTGCTGGCTGGGCGGAACGTCATGCCTTTGGCGGCCAAGCCCAGCAGCCGATAGGCGGTCAGGACCTGGACCGCGTACAGCGTGACGTCGCGGCCGTCTTTGTGCCAGCCCTGCGATGCAGGGAAAGCCACAGGAAAGTCGGTGGGGTTGATCACAGTGGTCATTGGTTGTCTCCGTACTAGGTGGGTGGACTCCGTCATCTTAGCCCAGGACGGTGTTGGGCGGTTGGCTCGGGTGCTCAGTCAGCAAGCACCATCGCGATGAGCTCAGCCTTGCGCGCCCGGGATGCTTTGCACCTGGCGCCAGCCAGCACACGCAGCTGGCCGCAGCTCAGCACTTCCAGGTCGGCCGCCAGCTCAGCGAGGGGGTGCGGCTGCGGTACCAGCCTGACGGGCGCTGGCTTGACCGTGATCGGGGCGGCTGCAGGCTCGGTGCCTGGCACCCACAAGCGGCGCCACATTGCAGCGAGCTGATCGTTGCGGGTGTGCACTGCAGTGCCGAGCTGGAAGCCCAGGTCGTAAGCCAGCTCAGCCAGCAGGCCTGTGCACGTGATCACCAGCGCGATGGCTGGCGCAACCACGCGTGCGGTGCGTTCGAGGTTCTGCGCGATCTGCGCAGCGGTGGGGACTGTGAGGGTCATGGTTCTCCGTACTAAGTGGATGCGCGGCTTCTATGGCCGCTTCTCTCACATTAGACCATCACCGGCCCATCCGGCCAGAATGTAGCAACTCTTCACATACAGCTTCTTTTTTTCCTGGTATGTAAACTTTTGTGACAAGCCAGCCAGATAGTAGCCGGAAAATTTCCCCCAAATTGACCTTTTTATTGAGCAGGTAGGGGGACAAATTTAACGTATTTAGTCACCCTAAAATCACTTATATCTAGATAATGTGTGTATAAAAATGCCTGTATCTCCGCAGGACTACGCGCTCTGGTCTGACCTTACAGGCAACTCTTATCCGCAAACGCCTGCTGAGCGAATGGCGTTGGCTCCAGAGGTTTATAGTTTTACGCGGGATGTAAATCAAGGTAAGCGTCCACCTGGAGCAATCCGACGTGCAGTCGATGTTATCGGTAAGACTGCACTTGCTGCTGGTGCAATTGCGGGAGGCGTTTATCTTGCAAAGAATTTTGGCACTCTTGAACTTGATGATGAACCTCATATTGGTACTCCTCCGCAACCTCAAGGATTTGCTACCGCGAGTACGGATGTAACACCACCTACAACTTCTGATCGTTACGGACAAGATATTGTTCCACATCAGACGGCAGTCATGGGCTTGTTGCGTGGCACGTCTCCTGGAAAACCTACTGTTGTTGATTCCGAAGAAAAACCAGCAACTCAAAGCCACGTAATTACCTCAAGCCAATCATTTGGTCCTGGCTCAGAGATTGCACAACTTGCTGCAAGTACTACTCCACATTCGCCTGTTCGTGACCGTGCAGATGATTTAATTTCGGAGTACCTTGGTGGGGTTGCTGCCGAACAACGTGCTCAAAAACGGATTGATCAGTCTGTTGCTGAATACGGCGCTATGGTTGCAGGTAAAGCTGCACCTGTTCTTAAGCAAGTATTAAAAGAAGGTCAAGAAGAGGGTATTAGTCCAATTGGACGTAGTTCTGTTACTGCAGCAGAACGTTTCCGTGGAACGCCTGCTTATACTGCAATGATGCAGGCTGCAGGCGCAAGCATGGAGCCAGACGAGCTGGTCGGTGCACCTGGTACAACCCCTGTATTTACTGAAGTTCGTGCAACTCCGCAAACACGAATTGCGCCTATAACATCAGCACCTGCGTCTGTCCCTACGCCCGCACCTACACAGGAAGTCGGAACTGCTGCTGTTCCTGCAGCCTTTTCGGCCCCGCCGCGCCGTTCCTCAGAATCTGAAGAAGCGTCGGCATTTGCCGCCAAGGCTCTCGCACTGTTGCCTAGGGCGCAACGTGAAGCTCTTCTTAGTGGACAGGCTGATGCTCCAATTGTCACGCAGCAGCCAGAAGCTGTTCGTGTAGGCAAGCCGGTTAAAGTAAGAACAAACGAATTTCTCAGTGCCATGAGCCAAGATCAGGGTCCTCTCGCCAGTTACGAGATCGCCCCAGAACGGAGTAAAGCTGTTTCGGGTCTGACCTTTTATCCTGGCGGCGAACTTGGCGTAGAAATGAGGAGTCGCAATAAACCGGTCGAATATGCATACGCTACGACTGACCCCTATCGCTTAGCGATGCGTGACTATGCTGATGCAGGCTTTCCCGATGAAATGGGTAATATCGCTGGCATTGCTGCTAATAACGCTCTCGCTCACCAAATGGGGCTTCAGAAAGCAGTCGAACGTGGTGGCACCATCCGGGAAAAGCGTCAACCTATTTATACAGGTTTGATGAGCGAATCTGACATTGTTGCAGCCGGGATGGGTAAAAATGCCCGCGCTAAAGAGCAAGCTGAACGTCACTTCGAGACCAGACAAATTATGGAAGAATTAGAACAACGCGCGGCTGCTCGTCGCGCAGGCTTACTTTAAGTAAAGTAAAAACATTGTGACGTGGAGTAAGCGATGACCTTCCTGGAACCCATCATTGCTAGCTTGATTGGTGCAGCTACTGTTGCAGTTGCTGTCTTTTTAAAAAAGAACCTAACAGTTCAAACTTTTTTAAAATACGGACCAATCATTAAAAAAGCCTACGACATTATCGATCCTGTCCTTGACCAAAACCTTAGTCGCTGGGACGGATCAAAGATTGATAAGGCATTCGAACTTTCAGTAGAATCTGTTGCTGACGGTAAGCTTTCTCCGGAAGAGATTAAGCATCTTGCTTTTGAAATGGCTAAGCACTGGTTGCCCCAGAAAGCTGCCGATAAAGTCCGTGCGTTTCAGGCATCTTCTCCTGAGCTTCGGTCCGCTGCAATTGTTGCAGCTAAAGTAGAGGCTATGAGTGCAAATTAAATTGAGCTGAGTTAAATGCCTGGCGACAATTGGATTCAAGAAGCTGTCAGTAAGAACCCAGGTGCTTTTTCTCGTAAAGCAGAAAAGCGCGATATGAGTGCGTCTCAGTTTGCTTCAAAAGTTACAGCAAATCCAGACGAGTACTCTGATAAAACTGTCAAACAGGCAAACTTGGCAAAGACACTTGCAAAACTTCGTAATCGTCGCAACAAGTAATGTCAGAGCCGTTATTCACCTCAAATTTCACTAAACCTTTCGATAAAGCTTTTCGAGAAGGTAAGCGTCCAGATAGCGGCACCCTTGGAGTATATCCGAGATCGGCGTCTGAGGACCCGAGGGGTAACATGTGGCGTTCGCAGCTTTTGGATAATCCAAACGCTCCTGATTTTTTTACACGCGCACAGTTTGGTAATGAGAGTGCGGCCGAAGCTTACGACAGTCTTCGCGATTTAAGCGTAAATCCTTATTCATCTTTTCAAAATCCCAACGTTCGGAGTCAAGCGGATAGTTTTCTCGACAAGTACGCTCTTGGTGTAGGGCGTATAATTGATCCTAAGACAGCGGTATTACCAGAAAATATTGCTCTTCGCTATGGAATTGATTCGTCCGGCGATTATTTCATTGAAGATGCAAAAAAAGGTAACGCGAACATCTTCCCAAGCCGTGGCCCCGGAGTAGCTTAATGAATCCCGCAGCAGGTAAATTAGCGCAAGAGCTACTAAAAAAGTACGCATCTGCGGTAATGTCTGGTGGTGGAACCGGTGTTAAAGCCGCGCTTGAGAATAGCGCGAGACTCGGAACCATTGCTCAAGGTACACCTGAAGTAGCCGCTAAGGCGCTTTCACAAATCCCAGGGATTGGTAGAGCTGCTATGGGCCTGCCTTTAAGTATGGATACTATTCAAGCAGGTGCACGCGCACTACCAGCTGTCGCGGGTGGTGCAACCACACTTGGACTTGGGGCTGGTTCTGTTATTGCCTCCAACATGCTTGCTAATGCTGTAACTAATCCTGTGAGGCCGACTGCTTTTAGCACTCAACAATATACTCCAGGTCGTTCGCCACTTACAAATGAAATGGCGGCAGAAGCGATTTTAGATCAGCAGCGCTTCATGCACCAGATGCAATTGATTGAAGCACGGAATGCTGCAGCTGCTGGATCCGGATCACTACAAAGTGGGATGTCGAGTAACTTTGATATGATGAAGATGGCGAACCAAGCCGCGAATCAAATGTTTACTACTCCTAATTACGCTTGATACGCCATGTCTTCTTATTACGGTACTGGGCCTGATATTGATGACATTTCAGATGCCATGCGCAGTGGCAGGTACTATGCTGCGGAAGATAGCCCAAATCCCCTTGCTCCTGGCTCAAACATTGGTGATCCAGATGAAGAACGTAGGGGTGGTGGATTTGGCGAGGCTCTTGTAAAAGGTCTTGATTTTCTGAACAAATACACTGAGAAAAATTTCGGTCAAAGCGGAAAATATACGCAAGCTGCTCAAGATGCAGCACAGCGTCGTCGCGAAAGTAGCAGCCCCTACGGAACAAAAGAAGTATTTGATAACTTTGCTATTTACACCCCGCCACTACCTCAAATGGGTGCTCAAACAGCATCAGGCAGTAGTGGTAGCGGTTTGTTTAAGGATATAGGCGGACTTGCTGGAAGTCTTGGAGCTGCGGCGGGTGTATTTGGTCCTCTTGGAGTACCAATTGGTATGGGTGTTGGTTCACTTATCGATAGGTTTGCTTAATTTGATTTACAACCTATAAAATAAAAGACAAAGAGTAAAGAATTATGTTGCTGCCACTTATCGGCGCCGCCACTGGGGGCTACACAGCATATCAGAAGAGTGGTGGCAACCTAGGTGCTACCGCACTTGGAGCAGGTTTAGGTGCACTTGCCCCAGGGGCTTTCCGCATGGCGGGAACTGCCCTGGCAGGCACCCCTGTTGGCGCAGCAGGCTTGTCCGCGTTAAACCAAGCTTTAGGTAAAGTTGGAGTTGAAGCCACCGCCAAAGGAATTGGTAATATCGCTGCTCTTGGCGGTACCACACTCCTTGGCGGACTTCCTGGTACTCTCGCAGCCTCTGCTGCTCCTGTCGCCTCACGAGGAGCTGGCGGTGCAGCTAATTTAGCTGTATCGGCAAGTCAGCCTGGCCAAGCAATCTATGACGCAGGTGGTGCTGTCCCGCAGACACCATATCGCCAAACGCCTTATGATTCGCTTTCAGTTGCCGATCCCAGTGGTCAAATCGGCGCCGCTCGTCTTAACGAATTGTTAATGCAAGATGTGCAGCTCGCTGGCATCCGTAAACTGATGCCCGAACTGTTTAAATCCGCTGAAGCACGTTCTAAGACTGAGTTCCAACGTCAGATGGCTGCCGCTGGCATCCGGCAGAACATTGCAACTGCTGCAAACATGTTAGAGCGTAGCCAGCAAGCAGCGCAGCAAATGGGTCAGACCGCTGCCCAGCAAATGGGTAACGCTCTTACCAGTCAGTATCAGTATTCGTAAGATGTTCAACCCCAACGCGTCCTTCTACCAGTTACCTAAAACTGGTACATTCTCATATCAACCGTTCGCCGTTGGGGCCGACTATAAGTTTCCAGATTATTTTAGCTCTGTCTTTAAACCGACAGAAGCTCAAATACAAGCAAAAGGCGTAAACCTCACATCCGGCGGGAGGGATCAGCCTGCGTTTGAATATCAGTCAAAAAGTGGTGCTGTACCAGGTATCGATCCAACTATTCAACAGTGGATTGATTTTACTCGCGCCATTTCTCCGATTCGTATGCAAGAACAGGCTCAAGCGGCCCAGCTTAGCCAGCAACTAACAGAGCAGCAGTTAGCTTCTGCGTATCCATTTTTGAGTCAAGCTGCACGTGAGGCTACCGAGCGTAACTTACTGGCTAGTCAGACCTATGCTGATTTCAAAGAGCGGCTTCCCTCCAGCATGCAAAATATTGCTGCATCTCAACAGGCACAGGCTGGTGCTGCCGCCTCAGGTGAAGCCGGAATGATTAACGCCTTGGCAAATTTGCAGAACGCGCAGAGGCGGATGAATTATCGTGGCAGCACTTTTGCCGTTGGTTGATTTGCAACTGTATTCAGAAGCGGTAAGTTAGGGCATCTTGAGTTACAGGTCGTGTACGCGTCCCTATTTTTGATGCCCGTTGAAGAGCTGTTCAAAAGCAACAAAATTTGTGTGCGGCGCTCTGAAATTCATCGTTGGGGCGTGTTTGCCTTGGAGCCGATTAAAAAATTTGAGGTAATAGAAGAATCTCCGTATATCTCCATTACTTTTGAAGAGCTCGGTAATGCACCTTCTTGCAAGCCCTATGCTTATTGGTTAGAAGATGATCGCAGCTTGATTGGAATGGGGTATGCCGGTCTTTACAATCACTGTTTCGACTCCAACGTTGATTATCAAGTGGATAAAGTTAGTGAGTTGATTCGTCATTATGCCACAAAAGATATTGCAGAGGGAGAAGAGCTGCTCCTCAACTACGGTAAAGACAACGTCAAATCTATTGAGAATTTGAAGTAAGTATAATGTAATCACAGAAATTTTAATCTTCCTACTTTGACGTGTGTCGCTTTGAGTAGGTCAATTAAACTGGAATCAACAAGCTATCCACTTAGTCTAAGGAGTTAAAAGAATGGGCGGCGGAATGGGCGGCGACGGCGGAATGGGCGGCGGCGGTGGCGGCGGCGGTGCAATGGGTGGTGGCGGTGGCGGCGGATCAGCAGGTGGCGGTGGCAGTAGCGGCAGTGCAATGGGCGGTGGCGGCGGCGGTGGAGCAGCAGGTGGCGGCGGTGCAATGGGTGGTGGTGGCGGAATGGTCCAAGCGGTTGTTCCGCCGCCACCGATCATTGGAATGGGTGGTGGCGCAGTATCCCGACCGACTGTTCAACCGACGCCGAGCATTGGAATGGGTGGTAGCCGTATGGCCGGAGATGCTGTACAGCAAATCGTAGGAACTGGCAAAATTTCTGGTCAAGATATCCGAGATCTCCGTGATGCAGGGATTAGTAACCAAAGAATTGGAAATTTAATCGAGAATCGTGGGGCTGGTAATAATGCATCTACCGTAGCCAATCAATTTGGAATAAATATTCCAGGTAGTGGAATGGGCGGTGGGATGAGTGGTGGAGCAGCAGGTAGTGGAGCAGCAGGCGGTGGGGCAGCAGGTGGTGGAGGAGGTGGCGGCGGAGCAGCGGGCAGCAACATTGTCACAAATATCCCAACTCAAAGTCTCGATTTACAAACACTTCTTTCTGCTCTTAACACGCAGCAAAGTCAACAAGATCTTCTTTTTGCATCTCAACTAGATAGACAAAATTCTGAATACTTTACTGGGCAAAGTCTGCGCCAGATTGAGGCGCTTGGCGCAGAGAATCGCCTAACAGAAAGGGTTCAAGGTGAAGAGCAACGTGCTGGGTTTGCCGCACAAGGTGCGCAACAGCGTCTAGGAATCGAAGCCACTGGGGCGCAAGAACGCAAAACACAGCAAGAACGCTTTATTGGTGAGGCAGGCCTTATTGGTGCACGCGGTTTTGAAGAACGCCTAGGAATTGAAACGACAGGAGCTCAGCAGCGCCTCACACAAGCTGATTTATTAGCTGGACAAAGAGAGCAAATTATTGAAACAGGAGCTCAGCAGCGCCTGACACAAGAAGAGCTCCTTGCGGGTCAAGAACGGCAAATTGGATTAACTGGAGCACAAGAACGTCAGACGCAAACAGAACGTTTTGCTGGTGAAACAGGACTTATTGGTGCACGCGGCATCGAAGAACGTCTTGGGATTGAGACCACTGGAGCACAACAACGTCGAACACAAGAAGAGCTCCTTGCTGGACAAGAACGGCAGATTGGTTTAACTGGCCGAGAACAGCGGGCCACTCAAGCTGAACTTCTTGCCGGACAAGAACGACAAATTGATTTAACTGGAGCACAAGAACGTCAAACCCAGCAAGAACGTTTTGCGGGTGAGACAGGACTTATTGGTGCACGTGGGATTCAAGAACGTCTTGGGATTGAAACCACTGGGGCGCAACAGCGCCTAGGAATTGAAGCTACTGGAGCACAGGAACGTCAAACCCAGCAAGAACGTTTTGCTGGCGAAACAGGACTTATTGGCGCACGCGGAATTCAAGAACGTCTAGGCATCGAATCCACTGGTTTACAACAGCGTTTAGGTATTGAAGCTGCTGGTTTACAGGAACGTCAGACACAGACAGAGCGTTTTGCAGGTGAAACAGGGCTTGCTCGTATTCGCGGTGAAGAAGAGCGGCGTGGGATTGAGACTACCGGAGAACAACAACGCCGGACACAAGCCGATTTACTTACAGGTCAAGAACGGCAGATTGGTTTAACCGGCGAACAGCAGCGTCTTGGGATTGCAGCTACAGGCCGTGAAGAAAGAGCTACACAGCAAGAACGTTTTGCAGGTGAAACAGGTTTAACTCGTGTTCGCGGTGAAGAAGAGCGTGCAGGAATTGCGGCCACTGGCCGAGAGCAACGCGCCACACAGGCAGAACTGCTTGCTGGACAAGAGCGACAAATTGGGCTAACCGGACGTGAAGAACGCCTAGGTATTGCAGCACGTGGACTTGAAGAGCGTTTAGGTATCGCTACTACTGGGCAAGAACAACGTGCTACTCAAGCCGAACTTCTTGCCGGACAAGAACGGCAGATAGGCTTAACAGGCCGAGAGCAGCGGGCCACTCAAGCTGAACTTCTTGCTGGACAGGAACGGCAGATTGGTTTAACTGGACGAGAGCAACGTGCTACCCAAGCTGAACTTCTTGCCGGACAAGAGCGACAGATCGGTCTAACCGGACAAGAAGAACGTCTGGGCATTGCAGCACGTGGACTTGAAGAGCGTTTAGGTATTACCACTACAGGCCGAGAACAGCGGGCCACTCAAGCTGAACTTCTTGCCGGACAAGAACGTCAGATTGGTTTAACCGGTGAGCAACAACGACTCGGAATTGCAGCTACTGGAGCACAAGAACGTCAGACACAAACAGAACGTTTTGCTGGTGAAACAGGACTTATTGGTGCACGTGGAGTTCAAGAACGTCTAGGCATTGAAACGACAGGAGCTCAACAGCGGCAAACACAAGCTGATTTACTTGCCGGACAAGAACGTCAGATTGGCTTGACGGGAGAGCAACAGCGACTCGGAATTGCAGCTACTGGCGCACAAGAACGTCAGACGCAAACAGAACGTTTTGCTGGTGAAACAGGACTTATTGGTGCACGCGGTGTTGAAGAGCGCCTAGGCATCGAAACTACTGGAGCTCAACAGCGGCAAACACAAGCTGATTTACTTGCCGGACAAGAACGTCAGATTGGCTTGACGGGAGAGCAAGAGCGTGCAACACAGCGTGAACGGTTCGCTGGCGAAACAGGTCTCACTCGTGCTCGCGGCGAAGAAGAGCGTGCTGGAATTCGTGAAACCGGCAGTGAGCAGCGGCAAACCGGCTTGCAGCAAGAGATGTTCAGGCGCTATAAAGAAGAGCGTGATTATGAGCAGGCTCAGCGCCAGTACCGAGTATGATTTCGTGGCTTGAAACCCTAACCGATAAAGATCGGGAGGTTTTTCTTAACTTCTGCAAAAGGACGAACTCACCCGTTCAGATGTACCTGTATGCCAGATTTCTTGGTTTTACAGGAGGCATTATTGAGTGCGACGAATGGGCAAATCGCAAGCATAAAAAACGCGATTTCAGTGCTCTATTGGAGGACGAGATCGATTCTATGCAACAGGATATTTTAAAATTACGCGAAGCCATTGACATGGGGATGGTTAAGCAAGATATGGGCACTGCTCGAATTGCTATGTTGCAGAAGGAATTACGCGGAACTATTAAACAACTAAGTGACGAGCGCGTCTTGTTAGATAAACAAGGTTTGATTCTCGCTGGTGCCGATAGAGCTTTGCGTGAAATGTTATCGATTTTCCGTGATGATCCTATTGAAGGGCCGCTCACTGAAGCCTCTATGGGCGTCTGGACTAAAATCCTACAAGAAGAGTCGTAAGCTGAGTGCGCTAAGCTACGGCTTAGTGATGTTGAAAGGACGTGGCCGGGACAAGTCTTTATTCAGTTTATAGGCGTACGGCGCGAGCAGCAGCTCAAAAGCGAGTAGTTAAGCAAACTAGTAGCGTCGATATTGCGCGGGCACGTACGGATTTTGCTTATTTTTGTGATGTAGTTGGAGACAAACCGCCGGCAGCCCATCACCTTGAATGGCACAAGCACTTATGTACTGATGAAGACTCGGTCTGCCTAAAAGGTATTGCTGGCCCAAACATAGATATTCTTGCCCCACGTGGCAGCGCAAAATCCAGTGTTTTAGGTTTATTCACTGCCTGGACTATTGGCGTGCACGCGCTGCATAAAATGCCGTTGAAGATCCTTTATATTTCGTACACAATTGATGTTGCACGCCCAAAAAGTGCAGCGATCAAAAGAATTATTGAAGAGAGTAAAACTTATAACGAAATTTTCCCAATGGTTAAAATTGCCAAAGGGATTAACTCTAACGAGTATTGGAGCATTGATTGGAAATTCGCTGGAATTAAATCAACCGGTGAAGAGGAATTTACTGTTTGTTGTGCAGGCTTGAAAGGCGCTGTGACCTCTAAGCGTTCACATCTTTGTATTATTGACGACATCTGTAAATCTGCTGACGAAATTAAAAATAGAGATATTCGAACAGCAATGGAAGATAACTGGAATTCCGTTATTGTTCCAACTATGTTCGAAGGTGGTCGCGCTATCTGCTTAGGTACACGCTTCCGGCATGATGATATGCACGGCACCACCTTTATTCCAGCTAACGATTGGGTCCAACTGGTGCAGTCGGCGATTGTCGTTGATCAGGAAGGTGAAGAAATCTCCTATTGGCCCGACATGTGGTCTTTAGAATATCTGCAAGATCGACGACGACAAGCACCAATTGCTTTTAGTTTCCAGTACCAGAACCAAATTGTACAAACTAGTGAGCTATCGCTCTCTCCTGACCTAATTGTGAAGGGCACAATTGCCACACAATTTGATGCTATGGGTGTCGGTGTCGATCTTTCTGCTGGTGTTCGAGAGCAAAATGATTACACCGCGTTCGTGATGGGTGGTCGCGTCAAAGATAAAATTCACATTATTGACTGTAAACGGATCCGCATTATGGGCAACCTAGAAAAGCTGGAAGCCCTTATGGAGATGATGGAGGAGTGGGGCGTCATCCATAAGGACGGCGGGCGCTATTTCCCCACCGGAAGTAATATTGATATCTGGTCAGAGGCTGTTGCCTACCAAGCCTCGTTAGAAGCTGATTTTAAACGAATCTGTCTTGGTGACCACGGACTTTATAATATGCACTGGCATGCGGTCAAAGGTTTTCGGGGTGATAAGGTTGCACGCTTCCGCGGCATTATGGGTTTGTTCGAGCAGCGTAAGTTAATTTTCAATAAATATCGCCGGTTCGGGCCGTTAACAGACGAGATTATCAATTTTGGCGTTAGCTCCCATGACGACACAGTCGACGCATTGGTATGGCTTTGTAACGGCCTAATGACACGTGGCAAATTGGAGCTAGCGTTTTAACTCTGGATATGAACAGAGATAAAGTATTTTGGATCTAAACTAAAAAGGTCCTATTCCCAATGTCCACCAGCTATTACACTCTAGAGCTTGAGCAGGATGCCTACGGCTCTGCCGTCATTCCTCTGCCAGACGAACTGTGTCACGACATGGCGCTCCAACCTAATGAGCGATTTGAAGTCGAAGTGGAGGATGACACCATCACGCTCAAACGCGTTGCTGCTGGCTACGATATTGAACAATAAGCTGAATTCCCAGATTGACCATGAGCGATAGTAAAAACGTTCTAGATTCTATGCTCAAGGCGGTCATTTCCCGCGATGGTAGCGATCAAACCGATACCATGCTGGTAAATGCCCACCTCTCCCAAATGAAGATGTTTGGGGTGCGTCAGGGTGTTGAGTTCTACCCAGCCCAAGATAACTTGGGCACACAGCGATTTGATTTTATTCAGCAGGTCATCAAGTTTAATAAACTGGATGCTCGTCTGGACTCGATCTGGGATCGCTTTTTGGCCTATGGTAAAGGTCTTTTTTATATTCGACCGACTAAGAAAACATATCGACTCTACTGGTTCGATAAAGATGCGTATCGAACTTACTACTCTACAGAGGGAGATTTAGAAGAAGTCATCATTATTTATCCGTACAAAGTAAAGTCTACGAAAGGCTTTCAAGGTGTTGGTTTAAGTACGGATAAACGTTATATGCGTCTTCGTATTACAGCGACTGAAATTGAAGAGTTCCACAGCGAACAAGAAATTTCTTTCGACATGCCGTCACTGGAAGCTGGCGCTTTCGAAAAGAAGACCGTTGTCAACAGCATGGAATTTATTCCATGTGTGGAAGTATTTAACAATCCAGATGCTTTTGGCACCGAAGGTAGCGGTGAATTTGATTGGATGGCTAACCAGATCATCGCTCACGATGAAATGGTTAAAAACATTCGAGCAAACCTTTCATTTTTCGGCAATCCCACATTACTCTCTTCCAGGCCAAAACAAGATATTGTCGAGAGCAACGACACCGATGTAGCACAGCGTCCCAGTATTTCCAGTCAGTCTGGATTCCAATCTGAGTTCTTCTTATCTAGCTCAACCTTTAAGCAGGATAACGTCACACGGCAGCCTCCAGGCTATATCGGAAAGCCTGGCTCCGGCATGCGCGTGCCTCGAGTCATCGCGAACCTGGAGCCAACAGATCGTGTCGGTTTTATCACCCCAAACGCAGTTAGCACAGATCAGGCGCGGTATGCAGAACAGCTTCGTAGTGAAATCCGCTTAGCACTTGGTGGTATTGATGATTTAAGCATCACCAACGTAACTGCAACCGAGATCAAATCGGCTTATGGACGTGTCAGTGCTACAGCCAAGAAGAAATGCTTGATGCTCTATACATACGGCATTTGTCGTTGCTTCGAGTTGATGATCTTCCAGGAAGAGCAAATCTTCCGTAAATCGTTAGCCTACTCATTGGGCATTAAATATCCAATTCCTCCCGAAGATACAGAGGACGAGGCTGCTGTAACTAAGTACGAAAAACAGTTGGTAACTTATGAGAAGAAACTTCAAAAAGCTCTAGATGCTGTTATCGAGAACCGCGAGATTCCCAGTGGCGTTTTAGGTCTTGCCCCAGACGGTGATCGTGCTGTTATGTGGCGCTGGATGGGACCTGTATACGAAGATACGGCACAAGATAAACTTAACCAATCTATCTTCACGAGGAACCTACAGGAATTAGGGGTTGATAGCATTGAAGCACTGAAGTATTTATTCCCTTCTAAAACGGATGATGAAATCGCGGGGATGCTCTCCGGTTTCCCATTCCGAATGGTAGGGGAAGTACAGAGGGCCTACTCAGCATTTATTGATCTAATCAATCAAGAAATGCGAACACCACATCCACAGCAACCGAATTTACCGATGGCTGCGGATCCGAGATTAGATCTCACTCCCTTCCTTTACCGAACACTCGAAAGCCTACAAAAAGAGGTAACTTATGCAGGCCGATACCGCAATGCCGACCCAATCGGCACCCCAAGCATCCCCGATCCAGCCGAGCAGCTACGGGGCTCCGGTGGCGCAGACGGCGGCACAAGCGCCAACGGTTTCAACGACGTCCCAATGGGTGGCGCCCTACCAGCAAGCGGTGGCCCCAGCCCCGCAAATGCAGGCCCAGATGGGGGTCAATCCGTACCTGTCAACCCCTACAGCGTCATACCCCCAAGCGTACCAGGCAGCCCCACAAGCGGAGAACCCTTACAAGGAGGCGTTCAACAAGGTAGTGGGGCTCCTGAGTTCGCCCGTCCAATTCCCATTCCAGGGTCAACAGTACAGTCAGAACCAAGCCTACGACCAGGCCAATTACGCTTCCCAACAGGGTCTCCAGTACAACAATTTGGCGACGGAGACCTATACGCCTTCGAACAACAGCAACCAGGCGTATTACAACGACTATTCCCAAACTTCTCCGGTAATAACGGAGGAAATGCTGCTGGACAACGGGGTAAGCGAGCAAAGTCTTGATGTCATCAACCACTTCGGTGCTGATGCTCCAGCCCTTCTGAACCAGTACGCTTGTTCTGTAGAAGACACGCTGCTCGCCACCAACGCGCAGCTTCAAGAGGCTATCGGTCTGCTTCAGGAGCTTTCTCATGAGCACCGCGCTTATGAGGCTATCCTGACGGATCCAGATATCCTGGCCGATTACACCTGCGAATTCTTTGGCGAGAACGGTCCTTATCCAATCCCCGATTCGGAAATTGGTTACGGCCGTCCCCAGGGCCAGGCAATTGGTACTCAGTATCAGCGCCCCACTGCTCCTGAGCGTCCTCAGATGCCTGTTCCTCCTCAACCCCAGATGCAAGGCAACCCTGCCGCCTTCTGGAACAATTTTGGAGCCCTGGCTGAGCGTGATCCCGCAAACGCCTGGCGTTATCTGAACTCTGCACAACAGAACCCTGACGTGTTCCGCCAGAAAATGCTGGTGATGGAGTGATACTCGTAATCCTAATAAACGACGTTTATTAGGAAAACGAGTAAACGACGTTTATTAGGAAAACGAGTAAACGACGTTTATTAGGAAAATGAGTAATTGTAAAATAAGGGGTAGCAATGCTACCTCTTTTATTTAGCGGATTTTATTATGGCAGCCCAAAAGAGTAGTGCTAGAGCACGAGCTGAGCAATTTTTGATTAATGTAGGAACCGCAGGTGGGCCGGTCGGATCAGCAGCTCTGTATACTTTTGGCGCTGCCAACTTAGCCTCTCAAGTGCAGGCTGGCAGAGTTGACCAGTATGCCACTATGCGTGACGCTACTGCCGGTCGTGTGATTGGCACGACAAATGCACCCGCACCTGCGATGCCGCGAGACCTCGATAGTGCTTACTTAAAGTTAAATCTTCCAGGATCTCCGTTACCGGGCAATGCGTTGCTTTCGGCTCAAAATCAAAGTGCTGCTGAAGTGACACAGAATAATATCCTCACAAATGAGCAATATGCACGTTTGCAGGGAATGCCAGCGCTTGGAATGTTATCTATGGGTTTGTTAGCCGCCAACAACTCTAAAAAAGGTTAAAAGTAATGAAAAAAGAAAAAGCCGTTAAGAAAGCTAAGGCGCGTAAACAGCAGGCTGGGGCACGCACTCTCGAGCTTGAGGCTGCTCTTCAGATGGCGCAAGCGCAACTAATTGATCCTGAAATCCAAGCAGAACGAGTGGATATGCAGCCAGCAGATGGCTACGTTAATCCATATCGTGCACTTGGTTACATGGCGCCAATGGCTTATTCCCCTGGCAACATGGTCAGCGGCTACAACTTTGGTCAGATGGTGAATCCGGAAGCTTAATAATCCGGATTGATAAACACAGGGTATAATTTTATCAATGGGACGGAAGTTCCAGGCCCGCAGTAGCACCGAATTTTTTCGTTGGCTTCTGCTCCAGGGATCTTCCAGATCCTGGTTTCAGCCACATACCCCGCTGAATTACCAACATGTTCATCGATAGCTAACTCAGATCCTGATAGGTGCTCCCTTTTATGATTTGATAAACGGCTAAATGGTTGCAACCAAACTTCTCTGCTATTTTTCTATACGAAAGACCAGCAGACCTAAGTTGTTTGATTAAAGCCACATCTTCTTCGGAAAACCTCCTAAGAGATTTTTTTGCCGAGCCTTTGCTGGCATAACCGTTTTTTGAGTACCGACCGGCCTTTAAGGCTCTGTCATAGTTCTCCTTTTTGGTAACGACCTCAAGATTGCTAAGAGAATTATTTCTTTTATTGCCATCTTTGTGATCTACCTGAAGCGAATCAGATTTAATTCCATGCAGAGTTAAATCTAGATCGAGGAATGTTATAGCCATCAAAACATGCACGTGGTAGCGAATCTTTTTCCCATCAACGGATACAGAGACGCGATCATAAGTACTTGTTGAGCTGATGGTGAGTTTCACAAAGCAATCACCTTCTTTTTGGTACGGTTGCCCAAGCTCATCTAGGCAAAGGTTTTCAAATCCAGGAACCAATTTCGGCTTCACGTTGTTCATAAACAGCTGTTCCGATACTGTAGCACTTAACCTGAGTACTCAACGTTGTCGCCTGATTAGGCAACTGATCAGTGAAAACCGGGTGAATTCAGGGAAGCCCTAACGTAAAGACGAGGGTAATCCTGAGCCAAGCCAACTAAGTTCGTAGTTGGAAGGTGCAGAGACTAGGCGGTGAATGACGCTTCATTCGTAATACGCCATTAGCGCCCGGCACCCTTACAGGGTGAAGAGATAGTCCACCCCTTCAAGAAATTGGAGATCAGGAGAACGACTTTCCCAAGCTGTTGGGTGCGGAGCTGTACCGCCCCCATCCAGCTTATATCGTGGAGATGGCTTGCGAGCCAGTAGTCGTCCACGACTTCACCAAACAGCCGGGTCAAACCGTTCAACTTGACCGTTATCGTTTCTGGGGTAGCCCTGGAACGAAGACTAGCCGTGAGCGTACCCAGGATCAAACCATTGGTACTGCTAATAGCCGGTCTATCGTAAAGGACAAGGTGCTGGTGTCTCTGCGTGAGTACACCGGTCCCGCTGACCCGAACAACACCAACCTCCCGAGCACCTTTAAGATTGCTCGTGAGACTCTGATGACCGCTCAGCGTCTGCTGCTGGACACCGGGAACCTTAACATGTTCCACCAGTCCATCGGTTCGCTGACCCTCCTGGACGACTATCGCCGCTGGCGCGACCGTGTGTTCCTGGACGAGCTGTTCAAGGCTGAGTCTCGCGGTGCCGCTTCTGATAGCCAGGGTGGTTACTACTACCCCAACGGTAAGACCAAATCTTCCGCGACTGCTCTCAACAACTACACCGCTACCGAGTACGCTTCTGAGCGGTTCAAGTTCAACGTCAAGACCGACCTTCTTGAGGTTGTAAAGCAGCTGCGTAAGCGTAACACCCCCGTGTTCGCTGACGGCTACTACCGTTGTATCGCCGATCCCTCTTTCATGAAGGATCTGCGTGCTGACCAGGGCTTCCGCGAAGTGGCCCGCTATCCTGGCACTGGTGTTCCTAATCCCCTGATGGGAATGATGGCCCCCAACGCTGCTCTGTACGGTGGCGGTCAGTTCGGTCAAGCTCAGTTCGTGGCTGGTGAACCCGTCATGCCTTCTGGCTTTGTGTTTGAAGGTGTGCGTTTCTTCGAATCCACCAACTTCCCCGACAAGAGTATTTCCGTCGACATCGGCAGTGGCGGCGGCTCTGCAACTCGCACTACTCCTGCTGGTCTGTTCTTCGGTCCTCAGGCTGTCGGTGTAGGTATTGGCGGTCCCAATGCTCAGGTTCTCATCAATAACAATGATGACTTCAGCCGCTTTATCATCCTGATTTGGCAGCTGTACGCCGGTTTTGCTAACCTGAATAAGGACTTCATTACCACTGCCTTCACCATCGTTGAGTGATAAAGGAGGTACTTAACCAATGGCTGCTTACAAAGAAGAAGCCGGTGCAATCCTGCAACCCGGTAACCAAATCAACCGCCTGTCCTCCTATAACACCGAAGGTGTATACGGCTGGCCTGGCGTAGAAGCTTTCGAGCTGATTGGCTACGTCAAGATTGATAACCTTGCCGCAGACAAAGCTTCGTTTAAGAGCTTCGATATTATTGTTCCCTCGCCTGATCGTCGTCCTGATGACCGGGTGCGCGACAATCGCACCTCCCTGGTGGTGCAAGCCTCCTCTGCTCGTCCTGCTTATGTTTACGGCGCTTCTATCGCCGTGGCTCAGGACCTGCCCGCTGGTGGTCTGGCTGGTTTCCCTGCCTCCCCTGTGACCGCTGATATTGGTGGTACTTCTACCGAAGGTCTGCTGCTTGGTCCTAACAACGCTGGCGCTCCTTTCGGCGTGCCTTCGACTCAAGCCAACGGTCTTGCTGCTGCTAGCGCCATTGTGAGCGCTACTAGCTCGCTGTTTGCCCAAGGTCTGAGTGACACCACTGTTGCTGACCTGCCGTTCTGGACTGCTGTTACCACTGCTGGTATCGACGATCAGGATGCTGCCAACTCGATGTTCTACCGCGTCACTGCGGACACCACCTTCAAGGTGTTCAACGTGAACGGCGTGACCTCCACCTCCGTGGATGGCGACGGTGTGTTCATTAGCTCCACCGATAAGGATGCCGGCAAGGCTGGCTACTTGGTGTGCCGTGTGAACTACCTCCGTCCTGCCGCTGCGGCCACTTGGGAGTCCATCAACGAGTACATCGACTTCGTCTCGCAGGTGGGCGGAGACGACATCTGATCGTAACTCCAAGATGCAACGAACGGACCTTTCGGGGTCCGTTTTTTGTGTCTAGGCATCTAGGATTTATTTTGATAAGCTAAGCGAAGGTTCAACTAACAAAAATGCTGTATCAATACCGCCTGACTGGGGGTCTTGTAGAGATGATCTCCAAACATGGTGAAGACATTGTGATGTGTATTGACTCGCAAGATGAGGTTCTATACGTCAATGAAGCCGATTTGACACCACATCTGGAGGCTACCAATGAAAAAATTCGCACCGAAGAGCGCCTGACCGTTCAACTTGAATCGGAAGGAGTTAAGCCGCCGAAACCCACTCAACGGGAAACGTTCCCTCTTGATACGCGTATCAATATCAATACTGCAAGCGCTCGACAGATTGCTGATGCCCTTCCAGGTGTTGGACTTAAGACAGCGCGTGATATTAAAGATTTACAGCTTTCTCTCCCTGGCGAGAAATTCACTCGATTGGATCAACTGAAATCGATCAAGCGAATTGACTGGGACGAGATGTTCAAAGATAGTCTTGTTCGCGTTGAGTGATAATTTGCGCGTGCTAGTGTGTTATTGGGTATAACTAGAGAGTTGTATCCAATAACGCATTTCTTTTGAGTAATGCAACTCGATAACTTCCTCAAGTCTAAAGTTCGCTGGCACCTTGGTTATAACACCACGTCTATTCCGGCAGGTGACTTAGCGCGTCTTGAAGAAGCTGTCAACAACATCCCAGATTCTTTCTGGTATTCGAAAATTGTCGAACAAGTCAGTCGGTGCGACGAAGCTGAAAAGCGCACTGACATGACTGGAAGTGTGAACAACAATACTGTTCCCAGGAGTCGTATCGAAAGCATAGCCGGTGACGTCGATCGTACGATTGCAACCTCTGATTTTAGAGACACGCTGAAAACCTGGACGGCAATTTACCTATACGAGACGGATCGATTAGCCCTACATTTGTATGTTCCGAATTACCGAAACCCCGAGCAAGCCCGGTATCGGTTTAATCGCGAAGGTGCTGAATTTATTCAAGCCCTTCCAGGCCCTGCCGACGTCGCTGTTGGCACTCGCCTTATGCTCTCAAACGATTTCCGTTAACGCCAAGCAGTCTAGTTCTGTCATGTCGCAGCTAAATCCACAGCAAATTGCGGACCTGTTAAAACAACAAGGATTTCCGCAGGACAAGATACCGACGATGACTGCCATTGCAATGGCGGAATCAGGAGGACGCACGCAGGCATTCAATCCCGAAGGACTTGACAAATCTTATGGATTGTTTCAAGTCAACATGCACGGTGGACTTGGACCTGCACGGATGAAGCAGTTTGGCCTTCAAAAAGAGAGCCAGTTATTTGACCCAACAACTAACGTCAAGGTTGCTAAACAAATTTTAGGTAGTCAAGGTCTTGGCGCTTGGTCAGTTTATAAAAGCGGCAAGTACAAAGAATTTTTACCCCAAGCACAGCAAGCCGCGCAGGCTACACAAGCTACGCCGCAGCAACCACAGCAACAACCACAAGATGTAGCAGCTGCACCAGGTGGCCGCACTTTTATTTTGTTTGGAGGCATGCAGCCACAGGTCGACCCCAAAGAGAATTTAGATCGCTTCATTTTAAAAACTATTCTTGATCCAGATACACCAAAAATAGATGCAGGTCTGAATTCTCTTGCGCTGCTAAGTAAAGCTTTTGGCTTAGACCAAGCACCGCAATACTAACCACGTACCATGGCGAAAACAGCAGCACAAGACTACTTGGACGTCGGCCGTATTGCCACCACTGCGGAAGATATTTATCCGACTACAGGAGCGCACCTAGATGTGCGGGTTCTGAAAGACGGACAATATATTGACCCAGGTACAATCCGCTCGCTTTTAACTCGCCTAAAAGTAGATAAAGACCGTGAAGCTTTGTGGCAACAACAAGGCAAACAATGGCATCCTGCGTATCCAATCACTTCTGGCTATGGTAAACGTGTCGCACCCACCAAGGGTGCATCGACGTTTCACTTGGGCCAGGATTATGGTATTGGCGCAGGAGTACCTTTAGCCTGGGAAGGTCCAGGAACATTCACTCCTGGTCGTGGTTACGGCAGCATCAAAACAACTGATGCTCAGGGCACTCCATATGAGATTCGTCTTCTTCATACTGTCGGGGGTAAGCAAGGAGAACAGGCTGCAATGCAGCCACAAGCTGTGCAACCTTCCACACAACAACAACCAAAACAGGGAGACACTTATATCATTCTCCCTGGCATTGGAGAAACTCAAAAACAAGGTGGTGATGATTTTCTGGCCGCGTATGCAAAACAGCTAATGTCTGGAGAAACATCGCAAATTAAATCCT